CACTATAAACAAGGGCTGGAGTAGATGTCCTAATTGTCCAAATATCATCTTCCACAATAATTGGTGGTGATTCATATACTCCTTTAATAAGACCTTTAGTCGCCATTCCACATATAAAACCATTTTGAAAATCAATTTCAGAACTCATAATATACCACTCCCCCAAGTTATAGGAACTACTGCATGAGTATCAATATTTATAAGTTCTATTATTTTTCCACTACTATCTTTAGACCATCTATATCCAACACTTGTACCTCCATAATTAGCTGTAAACCCATTACTATAAAAAGCAATTGAAGAGAGCAATTCAATTCCGTTTTGAAGAATTCCATCTTCACCAATTTCTATACTATATCTAATTCCATTTGCAGTGGTAAATTCTAAAATACCACGATCAACATCTTTATCAATAATAAATTTTCCTCTTTCAGGAAATAATGGAACACCATAACCTGCGCCCATTATTATTCTTGGACGAGTTATTCCATTTACTTCTCTAAAAGAAAGTTCCATCTTAACAATATCTATATATACATATGTTAATACAGGAAGTCCTGTATTATTAAGAGTCATTCCAGTATGTGTTGTATCAACCCAATATAAAAGATTACCTGCTTTATCTCTTTGATGCTCTGTTTGTGTACCATCAGTTTGTGCTTCACAATATAAGCTATATTGTTCAAAATCTCTTTTATAAAAAATTATTGCTTTACTTGCTTCGAGATCTATATCTTTTAATAAGTAATTAGTTATTTTTTTCCAACTAGTATTTAGTTCCGATACAGTTAAATTAGCTATACGTCCGTACTCTGAATAAAGATTATTAACAATAACAGTATTAGATATAGTCACATCAAACTCAGCTTCCAAAGCCTGCACCATAGTGGTACTAAGTTTACCATCGATAACTAATACTGTTTCATCAAGAATAGAATCATATTCAAAATATAAACGATCTTTCCAATTTTGCCCCGTACCATCCCCACTTTGAAATTTCATACCATCACTTCGAAAATATGCACGAGCCTTTTTATCATTACGGACAGCCTCAAAACCAAATTCTGGCCCTATTCGACAGCCATTATAAAGTTTATCTTTTGATACAGTACTAGTCGCTATACGATATAAAGAACTTTCAAGACCATTCGTATAATTTGCAAATTGGAAAGTTACATTCTTAATATCATATACATCTCGACTAATACTAACAACTCGTAAATTCTCATTAATATTAAGATCTCTTTGTCTTAAAATTATATTATCTCCAAGAGAATATGAATCTCCCGGTAAATATATAGGAACACAACTATAAGATGAAGTAGGATTACCAATATCATCAAGCACTCGTTTATTAATAGTTTTAGAAATAACTTTAACATTTCTATCTTTTATTACTTGTTTAGCAGATGTTGAACCAAGATGTTGTAAAATACTAATAACAAATTTATTAACATCAAGTTCTCCGCCAAGATAGGCAACAAACTCCATTAATAATTGTCTTCTACTTTTAATTTCTTGTGCCGAATATGTTATTATATCTGTATACTCGACTGTACCAACTGTAAACCCCGTACCATTAAGTATCTTACCTAAAATATATGTTGGTGTACCAATTTCAGTAAAATACTCAATATCATAAATAGGATTATTAAGACGATATGAAACATGTTCAGATTCCACTTCAATAGTATGTGTATTATCATCATTTATCGTCTTCTTAAGAAATGCTGTATCAAAATAGTCATTATCTAATTCAAAAACACTATTGTCATTAATAAAACTATTCAACTTTGAATCTAATATAGTAGTAAAATCAAGTATATTTTCTCCATTAATCTCTTCAAGACGAGTAGAATTGATGGCGTTTTTAATGACGCCTAATCTGTCTAAATTTGTATCAAGAATTTTAATCATGCGTCATTTCTCCTCCATCATATCCATAATGGAATATATCCAATATTAACATCTAAATTAAGTCCTGTACCATTAACAGTAAAAATATTATTTCCTGGAATAATTTTAAGAAAAGTATCAATATCTCCTGTAAGAACTGAGAATTTATTAACTATACCTAAAATACATTCCATTTCAATATTATCAATTATAAGAGTTCCATTAATAACTGCTTCAGGATAATTTAAAACACTTCCATTTATAGATAATGATAATGTTGTCCAAGAACCAATAATTGTAATCTTAAATTTACTACCTTGAGGACTCTTATAATTAATTAATCGAGTTCCGGGATTTGTAAATGTATAGTTTGTTAATGTTAAAACATTGAACGTTTCTATTTCTTCTATTAAAGAATAAGCGAACGGCTGACAATCAAACTCGATATCAGCCGTTCCAGATTCCCATAAAGTTTCAAGATCAATCTCTCCAGTAACCTTCGCAATATAATATTTATCGTCCTCATCATGAATTCTTAATTTAGCCCATGTGGTTGTACTTAGCCATGCTGCAATCTGCCTAGCTCTTATACGAAGTTCTTCATAAGAAGTACCAATATATTGTATTTTCATAATAAGAGGACGCATATTATATTCTGTACTTTCGTTTTCGAAATCATAAACTCCAGAGATACTAGATAACTCCACTCTTTTTAATTTTACAGAAGGAAGTAATGGCCGCTTTACAGATTTACAAATAAGATTAAACGTACTACTCTCTATTTCATTAAATATAAAAGATCCTATCATGGTGTTACTGGCACCCCCTTTGCTAAACTATATCGGTCAAATAAATTTTTCTGATCTCGACTAATTTTTCTTATATCATTATCATTTCGGACAGTATAATTATTAATAATTTGTATTCTACTATCATCCATATTATTAGTTGTTTGTATAGGACTAGAAAAATCGCTCCCATTTTGACGTTGAGCGGCAACTGTTGAAACCCTATTAGTTGAAGCCGAAACATTAAGACCCTGCTTCTTATTAAATGTAGATTTAATTCCATTTTCGACATCAGTCATATCGATAATAGGACGAATAGTAGGTTGAAGATCGGTATCATTATTAAAAACATCCTGAACATGTGCTAAAGCTTTACCCATTTCGTTGACAGCACCTTTTCCAAGATCTTCAGATGCTGCGATAATCTTATTACCCATTCCTTTAAGACCAATAACCATGCCTTCTCCAATATCTTTACCGATACTTTCAAAGACTTTTGATGGAGATCGAATGCCAAGAAGTCTCTTGGCCCCTTCTATAGCATTACTAACAACCCCTCTTACCGCATCAACTAATGAACGAGCCATATTAAAAATCCCTTTAATTAACCCACCAATAATTTCTCCACCAACTCTTGGTAATCGCCCTAAAAAAGAAGTAATAGCCCCAATAATTGCTGTAATAAGATTTTCAGCTGCATCATAAATAGCATTATGATTATTACGTATAGCACTAGCAAGACCATTAATAAATGTAATAATCATTTTAAATGCCATGTCAATAATAGCTGAAAGTTTTTGACTAATCCCATTAAGAAAATTGAGGATAACATTTGTTCCGGCTTTTACAATATCTTTAATATTTTTTGCAAGCCCTTGAAGAAAACCGATCATTATCTTGGTTCCAGTATCAACAAATTTTGGTACATAATCTACCAACTTTGTTAATAGCTCAAGAATAAAATTAAGTATAGTAAGAATAACTGGTGGGGTTAATTCACCAAGTAATTTAATAATACCAGCAAATAAAACACCAATAGCTTCAAGAATAAGAGGTATGCCCGTAATAATTACTTGTGTAAAAGCAATTATCGCAATACCAACTTGCTCAAATAGAAATGGAATAAGACCTATTAAAGCAGTTACTATTCCTACAAATGCTGCTATCCCGGCTGTTCCAGCTACTGCTAATGCCGTTAAACCAGTCGAAAAGAGTAACATACCGGCACCTATCGCAAGCAAACCAATACCAAGAAGTGTTATAGCGAACGATAACCCTAATATTGCTGGAATTATAGGGGCTAAAAGAAGGCCAGAAGCACCAATTACAGCAAACATTGCTGCTACAGCAAATAATCCTTTTGCAATTTCACTAAGAGACATACTTCCTAATGTCTTTAGAACGTTAGAAAGACCAGTAAGCGCCATAGAAATAACAAGTAAGGCCGCTGCTCCAGTAAGAGAAGTTTTCATAAATATCATAGCTATAGCTATGATTGTAAGTGCTCCAGCTAAAGCAATTAAACCTTTTGCCACTTCTTCCCAAGTCATACTACCCATATTTTCTAATGCTTTTGAAAGAATTAATAATGCTGTAACTACCCCAAGCATACCAACACCAATAGTAATCATATTTTTTGGCATAATTTTAAGAGAAAGAACAATCGCCCCAAGAGCAACGCCCATCGCGACTAGACCTTTAACAAGATTCTCAAGAGGTAAGTTACCTAATTTTTCTATTGCATTTGCAAATATAAGCATTGCTGATCCTAGAATTACTAATCCAATAGCTGTAGATATAACACGTTTTGCATTTGGAATTGCATTAATAAATAACGTAAGTTTAAATAATATAATACCCATTGCTCCGAGTCCTTTTATAAGCGATCTAAGATCTATCTCGCTAAGTTTCTTAACTGTCTTAGCTAATACTTGCATTGCTGTTGCTAATAAAAGTATTCCTATTCCTTTAGTAATACCCATCTTATTTAAATCAGTAGCCTTCATAAATAATACAAGCGCTGTCATAAGAGCCCCAATAGCTAAAAGGCTTTTACCAAGAGAGACAACATCAATCCCCCCAAGTTTCTTTACCGCAGAAGCAAGAATATTAATAGCAACGGCAAATAAAATTAATCCAATTGTTCCTTTTATCATAGCTCCTTTATTTGCCGAGAGAACTTTTACTGTAATAGTAAGCATAGCCATTAAAGCGCCAACAGAAACAAGACCTTTCTCAATATCCTCCCAAGATAATCCTGCCAATTTTTTCATTGCTGAAGCAAGAACTAAAACAGCTATAGAAATTCCTATCATAGCAAAAGAAGCTCCCATTATACCCTTCATACCAGCCGCATCAGATATAAATTTTGAAAATATAACCATTGATCCAAAGAGTGCAGTAAATAAAGTTGTTATTGCAAGTAATGCCCCCATAAGTTTTTCTGAATCGATTGATGCTAAAACCGCAAGAGCAACTGCTAAAATACCGATCGAGATTGCAATCTTAAGTAAAACACCAGCTTTTAAAGAAGATTGCCAAGATTCAAGAGATCCTTGAACGCCTTCAAGAATTCCAGTAAATCCGCCAGCTATGCCCGACATTGAATTAACAAAATTTCTAATTCCAAGAATAAGTGCTCCAAGTAATCCGGTATTAATTACGTCAAGTATGGATGAAAAATTACCTTTATCAAGAGCATCAAGAATCTTATTTTGTAGACTTATTATTCCTTCCCCAATTATACTAGCAAGTCTATAAAATAAAGGAGCTACTTTTTTAAGAATTTCTACAGCATTTGAGAAAATTCTTCCAATACCTTCAAATAATGCTGAAACGGGTTCAAATTGAATTCTAATTTTTTCGGTAAAAGTTTCAGCTCCACTTAAATCAACATTATTAAATCTAGAAAAGAAATCAATTAAAGAAGTAATTCCTTTTCCAACTTTATCAACAACCCATTCTATTATATTAACAATGGATTGAATTGTGTTATTGAAAACATTACCTTTCTTAACTGCTTCTTCAAGTGCTACAAGCCAATCTCCAATACCAGCAGTTATTCCAAGAAAACTACCAGCACCAGGAGCAAGTATTTTAAAGAGTCTTGATGTACCTCCAATTATTGCTAAAATTGCTTGTTTACCGAGACTAAGAACACTAAAAAAACCGGCAAAAGTTCGTTTAATATTATCAGTTATTTCTCCTCCTATTTTGAGTCTTTCTGTAAAATCTTTAAGAGCATTAGTCATTACGATTAATCTTTCTCCAGTCATTGGAGGAAAAAATTGTCGAAATGCCTCTCCGATTGGTTTTAAAACTTTACCAAGCGCTTCAAATGCATTCTTAAATGACTGAATTAAAGCATCACGACCACCATTATCTTTCCAAAACTGTAGCATTGTATTACGAGCATTAGCAGAGCTATTAATAAAGCCCCCAATAGCTGCGCCAAGTTCAGTATATAATTTTCTACCTTCTTCAAAATTACCAGAAATAATTTCCCAAGTTTGAGCCCATCCAGATTGTGCAGATTCTTGTAAAGTGCTATACATCTGACTAAGAGTTTTAATCTCTGTAGCGGCTCTAGATGCTCTTTTACCAATATCAGTAGTTTCATCAGCATACTTACCAAGAACATCAATCAACACTTCGCTTGTCATCCATTGATCTTGAAGTGAATTATTAAAATTATGAGTAGCATTAATTAATGTCCCTTTAAGTGTCTTATATAAACCATTCCCAGCATCAGTTAATGTCCCAGCCGCAAGAGCGCCTTGAATAAGCTGATTCTTAAATTCAACTGTAGCCATATTAGCAAGCTCAATAGATTTCCAATCAATAAGTTTAACAAAACCAGATGAAATAGCTTGAGCAAAGTTATACATTGCCCTAGATGCTTCATTTGCATTAGCTCCAGATAGTGCAGCTGCATTACTTATACCTTGAATCGCTTCAACGGATCTATCAAGAGTTACACCAGCATTAGTAAATTTACCAATATTAGATGTCATATCAGAAAAAGAATATATAGTTTTATCAGAATATTCGTTTAATTCATTAAGTTTCTTATTTACCTCTTCAAGGGAGGCACCGCTACCAGCCATGATAGTCTGAATAGACCCCATCTTAAGTTCATATTCACTAAAACCCATTGTGATTGGAGTTATAGTTAAAGAAGATACTATTCTTTTACCAGCATCCATAGCTGAATTAACAATATTTTGAATCGCAGTAACGCCTACAATACCTAAAAGAGTAAATCGTCCAGCAATCGTATCAACTCCACTCGCAATTCCAGCAAGAGAAAATCTTTTTCCAGCTTCATTTAATCCTGTTAAACTTTTTGTTGCATTATTAAGATCAAGCCCAGTCTTAAGTTTATTAAGAGATCTAAGACTCTCTTTAATACCAGATTCAAATTGTTGATTATTAAATTGCATATCTACGATTCTTCTATCAATAGAACGACTCATGGTCTAGTTACCTCCCTCCATGCTTCATTAGCAAGTCTGGTAAAAACAGATCTTAATGCTGGATTAATATAATCTATTCCTTTCACATACCCGCCGTTTCTTGTAGCATGACCATATTGAATAAGTATTGCAATGGGGACACCATCATTAATATTTGAATTTGTCCATGTAATATTAAAAGCATTTCTAAAAATCCTTATTTCATACCCCCAAGCCGCTGCAGTCTTTCCAGAATCAACAGGAGTAGCAGTCTTAAGAGCTTCGATACCCTCTCGACCATACTTATCAAGAATTTTAATATATTTTAATTTTTGATTTCGAGTTAAAAATTTTTCTGTATTTTTAAAATTTCCATGATGTTTAAATATAAACATAACTTAACCTCCTTTAAAGAGGCAGAGTTTTATTATTTTAAAAATTTAATTTATTTATCTAATAATCCTGCTCTATTAAGTATGATCGCTAATTCCTGTCGTAAGAGAAACCCTCTTGGATTATCAATAAGACCATCCTTATTTCCATCAATAAATAAGCCACTACTAATACCTTTCTTACTTGCTTCTCTTGCAAAATCTGAAACAGGTAATTTAGAAAGTCTTTGTGTAATTCTCATTAATAATTTATCAATATCTTCGTCTGTTATTTTTGAAAAATCCACGTCCTCGACCTCCTTTAATCTAGCTTTAAGCCCTTTATTAACTTCTTTTGCTATATCGCCATGTAATCCATATAAATATTCGCCAGGACATACTTTATTTGCAAACCAACGATGAACGGTCATATTTTGTTTGTCGACCTGTCCAATTAATGATTTATTGGCTTGCCATAATAGTTCTTTTATTTTATTTCTACGACAAATATCTATAAGAAGTAAGATTAAAGCTTCATATGCTTTAAAAGAAACCGTCCAATTTGGAGGCCCTCCATCATTTGCGACTTCAATTGTCACGGCTCTATGATCATTAAGCGCGGAAGAGGTACACCAAGAACGATTTTTTTCCTCAACATACATTCCTATTCTACCATCAGAACCTATCCCATAATTACTACTTGATTTTCTTTTTGGATTTGAAAAAAGTTCTCCACATGTTTCAATTGAAATATTACCGCCCATAGAATGAATAGTAATAGTATCAATAATAGATCGTCTTGGGTTTGTACTATTTGGAGAAATATTAGTATGTACAACTAATAAACTATTACTCATTTTATCACCCCTTTGTATTAAGCGATTGTTTACGAGCAGCATTTAATGCTGCATTACGATGCATAAGCTCTTTTCTACTCATCTTTTTAGGAGGATTACTCTTAATATTACAAACATTAATTAGTGTTAAAAGTCGATTAAGATGCCACTTCTGACATTCAAATGGAATATTTAATGCTACCATCCAATAATAAATAATTTCTGCTGTGATTACTTCTCTATTTGGAGGCCTTTTATCTTTTGTAAATATGGTAGCAGTCATCGGAGATTCAATATATTTTATTACTTCCTTAATTTGAACATTAGTTATACTATAATAATCATCATAATCAATATTTTGTGTAATTGTCATACATCTTATATAATCAATAGATTCATCAAAAGTTTTTTCTTCTTTTGATAAAAATGGTTTACACCACTTTGACTCCCATTTTGAAAGTGAGACCAGAGAATGTTCTAATTGTAATACTTTTTCTTTTGTATTAATAAATTCATTACGAACTTCATCATAATGCTCAATAGCAGGTATGATAAGTTTCAACATTTTCTCTGGCTCCTTTCTTTTTATATAATAAATTATGAATTTATATCGTTCGATTTAATTACCGGGGTAATACTATTAACAAAAGCTGCAGCAATTTCTGCATTACTGGCTAATTCCATAAATAATTCGCTATATGCTTCTGTTTGAGAAAAAGCATCGCGAAGTTCTTTATTTTTAACAAATCTTTTACCATCAGGAGATTTTTCACCATATGCCTTAAGAATAAGATCTTTAAACATTTCAATTATTCTTTTAGTATCTTTTTCTTGAACAATTTTCTTAAGCAAATTTGATAACCCGCCATACTCAGACATTTCCATCTCAGCAACTTCTGCTTTAGTAAGATTAAAGTAAAAGTCTTCTACTCTTTCGTTTCCATCATAATCTACATAAGTAATTGTTTTCTTTAACATAATATTAACCCCTTTCAATTCTTAAAAATTTAAAGATAGGGCCCCCCATCTTTCAGAGAGCCCTAATTAATAATTATAATTTTTCTATCTTCTAGGTTTTTATAATTAGAATTAGGCAAATATAGTAGCGATCTCATCCGGTAATGGTAGACGTGCATCAACTAGGGCACTACCATAGAGAATCTCCTCAAGCGCAGCAAGATCAAGAGCACTAACCTTTGTTGAGTTAATTGTCAAAGAAGCTGTCGGTTTAAAGCCGGCTACAGAAACTGGAGTTGTTGATACTTCCCACGAAAATGTAATCGCCTCTGGTGTCTCATTAATAGTTGCATATGCCTTCTCGGATGGAGCAGCGATTGCTCCATAAATAAGATGTAATTTATAACCATATCCTTCGCCTTCAATATCATTACCAAGAACAGTTCTATAACATAAACCAAAGGCTTGTCTTTTTTGCTGTCCTATAACAACACCTGCTGAAATTTCTGCTGACCCATCACAAGCTGCAAATTCATCAGGATAGGTATATGCTTCAATTGTAGCTCCAAATTCTTCAACTGAAATTAAATTAAGATATTTAATATCATCTGCATATATTGGATTTGCTTCTGCACCGGTTGGACTTTCAGTAACAGCAGTTAGTCCATTCCAAGCAACACCAAGAGGATAAAGACCAGTCAAAGGATTTTGAGGATATAAAACCCCTTGTCGTATACCTGTTTCATACAAACGTTCACCAGTTTTATCCCAAATAAGTTTAGTCATAATTTATTGCCTCCGTTCTTTTTAATAATATATTTGATATACGTCATGATTAAGATTGTCTGCTGTAAAATGTCTATCAAAGACACATTTTGGCAGATTTTGAATAAGATTAGGAATCATACTATCTGGGTTCGAGTCTATTATAGTAATCTGATATCGTTTATTTAAGATGTATGGATTATCATCTGCAAAATTGGTATCAATATCACTACGTCTATAAATAATACAAGGATAATTAAGTTTTATTGTGGCAGGAGGCTGAAAGTATACATTATTACTCCCCAGAATATTTTTCAAATCTTCATGGAGAGCTAGGCGTTGGCCCATTATATACCCCTCCTATTGTCAAAATTAGACGGGGTCTCTGAACTTCTATATTAGTAATTTTCCAAAGAGACCCCATCCAATTAACATACCGCATTGCATGAAAATTTTGATAGGCAAAAGGGTCTGCGACAATACTGACTCTATTATTAATCGAGAGATTATCATTAAGACCTTCCCCTGTTTCTAAACTACGTGTATTCTTTAAAATATCACCGAAATATTTACGTTCAGTAATAACATCAGACCATATACCAGGAGTAATCTCAGTTATTTCAGTATAGCCAATTTCGCCGTAGAACTTTGCCATTTCTTCACCTCACTCCCATTTTGAACCTTAAATCATAAATTAAACTATATAGTTTAATTTTATACGGAAAGTCTTTCAACAATAAGGGCAGACTTTGGCTTAGTTAAAGCGCCAGAAATTCTAGTTTCAATTAGATACTTATGCTGATTGTAATCAATGTCGAAATCATCAAACATTGCAACCTGACCACCTTTATCTGCACCAATTGTATAATCTTTAAGATTAACTACAATTCCAAGAATTTGATGTGTGTTTAAACCAACCGTACGAGTTGCCTCGTTCATTGGTTCAACTTCAACAATCTTGCTTACACGGAGAACCGAGGCTAATTCCTGTTCAGTTTTATATAATCTGTGACCAAGGGTATCTTTTACAAGTAACATTTCAGTTAACAAATCTGTCGAAGTATAAAGCGCCGGAACTCCAGACCCTTTATAGTGTTTTCTTGCCCGAATAAATTCATCAATAATATTATCAGTAGTTTCATCGGCAGAAACTAGAACTCGATGAACAAATACATTACCATCATCTTTTGCTATCGGACGAACATTTTCCTCATTAATTTTATCCTCGTCTCCAACAATACGTCCGTCACCAATAAGAATAGCACGAGCAATTTCCTCATCAAGCATATCACGCATTTCCTTCTTTAGCCACACAACAACATCAAAGTCTGTAATATCAATCATATCGTCTCGATCTAGTTTCTGCTTCTTATAAACTGTTGTTGGTGTAGTTACCCTTTTCATTAAAGGAATAACTTCTTCTTTCTTAAGATTTCCGGTAACATAACCTTTAGCTCTTGCGGCATCAACCGTAAGATCTGCAAAACGAGTCTTAATTCTTGCGAACGGGGTATGCTTAGTATCTGCCCAAACAACATCTACCCACGCATCCTTACGCTTAATCGAAATTGGCCCACCAGCATCAACATCTTTTGCATCGGGGAAAAGAACATCGACTGGATCAAAACCATATTCTACAGCATGAGCAATAAAACTTTCTTTTAAAGAACCAAAACGTTTCGCATCGCCAAGAATCGTTACCATTTGATCATGCGTTAAAACATTCTTAGAAATATCTTGAGATGACCGATCAAATACATTTGTTTTCATAATAGATTCTCCTTTTTTTTCAATATTTGAATGCTTAGCGCCATCTTTATCCCGCTCCTCTTCTAAAGCCTTTGCAATTAAATAATATACAACTGTTTTCTGATCTTCATTTAATGTATTAAAAACGTCCTGAACTGTTAGATCATCTTTTTTATGTTTTATAAAATTTTCACTTCCTTGTTCCATCATTAACCCTTCTTTCTTTATATTGCTAGTTGCATGTGCAAGCATAGCATAAACAATAGATTTTTGTTCCTCATTTAAAGTATTAAAAATCTCAGCTACAGTCTTATCTTCAGAATGATTAAGTTCCATTTCTTCTCCAAAATTAAGTCCTGTATAAATAATTGCCTCTGTATCATCTTTAACAAATGTACCATCGCCATGAGCAAAACTAAGATTATCAATTAGGGCTCCTGGATTAGCGCCAGAAAGTACTAAACTTACCTCACGAATTGCTCCATGTATAACTTTTTTTGCTTGCTCTTTCAGTTGATTAGCATAGATAGATAATGATGAAATATCTCCATGTTCAACAAGTTGTTTAGCATTCTTTCCCGCTTCTGTTTCGTTAAATTTACCATAACAATAAACCCCATCTTCACGATTTTCAAGAACTGCATGCCCAAGAATATTAGCAGGTTCATTATGAAGATGCTGCCATACAAGCGGAACCGTTTGACCATCTTGATCTTTAAATGCATCTTTCATAATCATACGACCATCAGAGCATTTAAGACCATTTTTAGTGGCATATCCACTAAAATCATATTTGGTCTTCGACATGATATGTCCTCCTAACTTTTAATTAATTTTGAAAAATTCTAATAATATTTACAATAATGTTCTCATACTCTTTATTCAACGTTTATTTTATCGACAATTAAGAGTTCTTTTATCTCCTTAATTTTTACGAATTAATAAGCCGTTGTTTAGGAGTTTGAGTAACGACATTCTTTAAGTTTAAATAACTACTTTTAAAAATTATTTACACTCTTATTATTCTAATTACTTACGACTCCTATTTTGAACTACTTTTATTATCTATAATCTCTTCTTCAGAAATAGCTGCTTTATTGAGATTCTTATTACGTAATTCATCGGCAGAAGGATCTTTTGAAGGTTTATATCCTATAATAGATCTAACTTCATTGGATGATAGAATCTCATTTCTTGTAAATTTATCAGCAATATTTGCTAATTCGGTTACAGGAACAAGACTAAACGCATCTCCAAAATATTGAATAGATTGTCTTTGCGTTCTTGCTGTTTTTGTTAAAAATTTACGCTTAAATTCCGCAGTAATTGCTGTAAGAATTGGAACAATCGTTCTATTATTATAATTAAGCATAATCCGTTCGTCTGCTGTACCATCAAATACGGCTTCTGTTAAACCTAATTGACTATAAAGCATCTTTGTAAGATACTCAATTTGTTGCATTAAATTATTCTCAGCAGGACGATTTAATTGTGTAACTTTCTCCGTTCCATCGGTATAAGCAATCCCATATTTCGACCCAGAAAGTTGAACCTCAATATCCTTTCGTCGTTTTTCGGCTTCTTGACGCCTTGCTTCAGTTTTTATAATGTAAGGTAATTGAATAATTAAATCAAGTTTCCCAGAGCCACTTTGTTCATCAATAGCATCAAGAATTGACAACTTTTTAAGTAACCGTTTTAACGTGCTATTTGGTTCATTCATTACTGAGTATAAAGGATTCTCAATAATTGCAATTTGACTCTTTGGAAGAATAATCTCTTCTTGCGTTCCCTTATTCTCATTATATAATCGAACTCGTACATGCTTTGGAAACCAAGAGACAATTCTTGCTGTTCTCATTGTTTGAATATCATAGGACCCAGAGATTTTCGGATCAATTGTAGTATCGACTGGAACGACAGCAACAACGCCTTCATCAAACATTGACATTACAACGTCTTGTATAAACGCCCTATTTGTTTGGTCTATATTAGCTTCAGAAGTTAAAATATCATTTAATCCCGATTGAATTATCTCTAAAAATCTTCCATCCTCATCGAGACGAACATGCTGTATATTAATACTAGATACATCAATTGCTATTCGATTATACACAGATACAATAATAGATCGCTCATTAGTTACATGCATTCGAATACGATCTTGTCTAGTATAATAACCGTATCCTATATCTCTGTACTCAGAGATATTTTGGGTGGGGTCTCGATTCCTAAATGCATTCCATGCGTGTTTTAGTCTTGTTGCTATTGGTTCTGGCATCAAATCCCCTCCTTTAAAATATAATTTACACTATTTATAATTAAATTTATAAGGCCAATTTTTACTATTTAATTAAAACTTTCTTTATATAATTTATATACAACCCAAGCATCCATTAAAGCAGCAACACTATCAATCTTTTGATCATGTCGTTTCTTAAGCAATTTACGATTACCGTTCGTATCTTCAAGAGTAATCGCATTACCCATAGCAAAACACATTAATTCTTGATCAAAAATGAGAAGTCTCTCCTCAGAAAGGGTTTTAAGTTCCCCTAATGGAACTGATTCAGTCTTAACGCCTTGAATTACTTTTTCAATACCATAAGGGCCGTTTTCTGTCTCCCAACGAGTTATAAATTCCTTAGCATTATATGGGTCGAACCCCAAACAACGAACATCATACTGATTATCTTGAATAAATTTATCAAGATCATCATAAACATCCATCATATCAAGAACAGTACATTCTAATACCATTAAAGAGCCTTCTTCAATAAATTGATTATACTTAATGCGCATTGCTGCTGGAAGTTTCATTAATGTAAGAGATGAAATATAACATCGAGTTTTAATTCCAAATTTTTCTCCTGGTAAAGGAAAAAGAAAAGTAAATGCACAAAAATCATCTCCTTGCGAAAGGTCAGCGCCCATTGCGCAAGGCATAGACCAAAATTCTCTTTTTCTATGTGGCAATGTTTCTTCATAAGTAAAGAAATAGGTATAACCTTCCATTGGAATACCGAATCGTTTTGCCAAAATATCATTACGTGTAGCTGGAGCATTTTCAGCACGTTCAACATCAAGATGATAAGTCTCATATGTAACCGTTTTTCCAATATTAGGATTGGCTTTCGGCCACATAGATGGATCACTAACTTCTTGTATATCATCAAGACGATAATACCAAATAGAAACGTGCGGATTTATATATTCTCCTTTAAGTATACTCATGAGCTCCATTTTAATAGTATCTCCAGAACTATTACGAACTGTACCTTCAGAACTCATAGCGATAATAAGATAGTCATCTAACTTAGATGCTCCCTGTTCAATTGCCCCGACAACATCCTCACGAATATCTCCAGATAACCATTCATCCACCGTTGCCACTTTAGGTCTAAGGCCTTGTAGTTTATCAATACTCATTGGACGAATCTCAAGAATTGACCCGGTTAAAAAATTTTCAATTCCTTTCTTTGTTGAGGCAAGTTTTACACGATTAGCTTTTGACCCAGTTGTATTTTGTAAAGATCCTTCGGTTAAAAATTGAAATAAAGGCCCACGAACACGAGTAATTGCTGTTCGAATTGGTGACATAACTTCATCAGCCTGTTTCATTGTTGGGGCTGTAGTAATTTGATGTGTGGTTGAAGTATCAACATTAAGAAAATAATTTTGTATACATGAACCATACATTGACTTGGCCGCTCCGCGAGCTATAATTAAATATTGTTTATTAATTAAACGCTTCTTAATCATTTTACGAATATATCGGCCACCATGCCCATCAGAATTTGGCTCATAAACACTCCGTTCAACAAAATAATACCAACCAAAAATTTGTTCTGCCCAAAGTTTAAAGGTATCTAAGAGTATCAAATCAGCACCATCTGTAAGAGTTAGCTCGCATTCGCAATATTCAATAAATCCTTCAACTGCGTCTTCGTCATAATAGACTCCGCGATTTGCGATTAAGGAATCTATACGATTCATTTCCATTGAAATTTCTTTACAAACTGGAATATTCCCTCGTAAAACTTCTTCGCGAAACTGAGCATAATACTTAGGGGTTGCTGTATTTGATAACCCCATAAATTACCTCTCCTTTATTAACTCCTAGTTAATCTTTTACGAATTTCTTGACCTAATGGTGTTGCGCCTAAGGCATAAAGAGCTGTCATTGTTGTGCCAACAGATAATATAGTTCTTGCAGTATCCATCCCTTTTGAATAATCGCTCATATTAAGTTCTCTTAGTGATTTTTCAAGTTGCATTCTTTGAGTAAGCTCTCTAAGTTCTTTTGTTGAAAGATTTTCATGGCCTCTTTTTTTTTGTTCTCTTGATCTAATATAATCTTCGGATTTTTTAGATTGAGATCCTCTTTGTATAACTCGCCCATCTGGGCCAACTTTACGACGAATACCCCAGCGCATTCCAGGAATTCCAAAATGAGAAAGAGTTTTATATTTTAAATCTTCCATAAAAATCCTCCTTTCGCTATTTCTATAAATAACTTTGAACTCTATTTGTTATTGATTTTTTTGGTGGGCTAGCTAAGACACCTATAGCAGTTAAACCAGCCATAATTAATATTTGTTCTGTAACACTCTTTGATTCGTACCAAGCTTCTGGAGAAAACTCTTTTATTCTTTTTATAAGAGACTTATGTCGTTTTTTATTTTTAAATTGAGATCCTCCAGATCCAACTCGTCCATCTGGTCCAGGCTTACGACGAATACCCCATCTCATTCCTAAAATTCCAAAATGAGAAAGAGTTTTATATTTTAAATCTTCCATAAAAATCCTCCTTTCGCTATTTCTATAAATAACTTTGAACTCTATTTGTTATTGATTTTTTTGGTGGGCTAGCTAAGACACCTATAGCAGTTAAACCAGCCATAATTAATATTTGTTCTGTAACACTCTTTGATTCGTACCAAGCTTCTGGAGAAAACTCTTTTATTCTTTTTATAAGAGACTTATGTCGTTTTTTATTTTTAAATTGAGATCCTCCAGATCCAACTCGTCCATCTGGTCCAGGCTTACGACGAATACCCCATCTCATTCCTAAAATTCCAAAATGAGATAAAACTTCATCAGCTTTATGATATAAAGTTTCAATTGGTACTTCAGTACTAATTTCAGGCTGATCGTATGGAACAGAACTTCCCCAAGGAGTACTAGGCGTACTCTTTCGTTTTAAATCTCCAATTAAATTTTGAAGTTCATTCTCTTTTCTCAATCTAATAATTAGTTCATCAAGTTCTTTATTTGTCGCATTTTTAATTGATTTTGTTTTATCAGCCATTTTAGACTCCCCTTTCTATTTGAACACTGAGTCTCCATTCAAATTCCTTAATTTGATCTTTTATAGCATCAACTAAATATCCCGTTTGTGGAGGATCGAAAACGAAACGAGTCTTAAGATAAATATAAGTCTTAATACTTTCAAGATCTAATCTTTCTCCAATAAAACTTGACCATTCAGCAGAAGCGTCGTCAATTCTAAATCCAGTTGCTGGACCAATACCAAGTTGATTAAGATTTGAAAACGCAGAATTTATATAAATGATTATGTCAGAGTCAAAGTGAGTATAGTCTTCCTCAATGCCGAGAAGTTTTTTGATAGATGTTAATATACTGATTTCCATAATTGTGTATCTCCTTTCCGGCGTTCTTGGGGAAGTTTTATTAATAAAGAATTATCTCCATAATGAATTGCATTACTTGTATTATGAGAACAACAAATAAGATTATCAGGATCGAATATTATATTTCTCCCAAACTCAATATCTTCAATAGTAATTGGATTTATATGATGAACAATTATACGACCAAAAATTTCTCGACCTTTAATAGCAAGATCGCACCCATTATCTCGCACAATAATATTACGTCTTGTATATTTCCATTCAGAAGATCGATAAAAATTTTGATTAAGATAACGTTCAAAACCAAAAGTCTCTCTCCCAACTATTCCACCAATTTTAAGATATTCAAAACGTTCTTCAAAAGTTTTAAGACGAAGAATTTCTTTATATGATTTATTCCTCATAATCATCTCCTTGTCTAGCCCCAGAATATTTTCTCATTGCATTAAGAGCATTCACATATAACTCTTCAACACGTTTAGCCGATTGAATAGATTCAGTTTTTGCGCTTATAAGATCTTTTTTCTTATCGAGAATATCTTTTTCAAGACGCTCTTTGGTAGAACCAAGTTTTAAAAAATGTGTAGTTTCTTGTGAGCTCGCAGTTCCTTCTATTAATCTTTTTTCAACAAGATCCATAGCTAAAGATATTAATTGATTTTCTCTTCCTTCAGGAGTAGTTGCCGGAGGTCTCTTTCTTAGTGAGTTTTGTTTTGGTTTTTCTAAAGCACTCAATACTTAAGACCCCCTTTCATTACATTTTAGATATACTTTAGGGGGTCGATAAGATGCGGCAATTAGTGTCATAAAGAAATTGAGATCTAAAAAATTAGTAAACACCCATCGCCGCATCTTTTATGCTACCTCTTAATTTCTCCCCCCGGAGCTATTTTTTGG